CGAGCATGAAAGGAAATAAACGAGATCACTGCTTGTTATGTCATTTCCACACACGAAATGGCTCACGGTTGCTTTTGCTACAAGAATCATTAATGCAATACCACTAAATTTATTTATTGCTCTTTTCCAGTTGCGTTTCATTTATTCACCTTCTACCTTCACAGCAAACGGCCAATATCGCTCGTCAATTGATTTGATTACTGATTCAGTAAGTTTATATGCTGAATCGTGCCAATTTGTTAGTTCTTCATACTCAACAAGTCTAGCATCAGTTCTACCACTAAAAAGTTGCACTAAATATTTATGGTCAATAACTACTTTATACAATTGATCTTTCTCGACTTCGTAGCCGTTAGCTAATGCATTAACAAATAAATTTCTATTCGACTTAAACCACAAAGAAAATTCATCATTTGGCATTGCTCTTGCGAAAGAAATTGCTGAATCAATAATATCAACTTTATCAGAACCTAGGCCTTCGCCTTCTTTGATAAAGTCATCGGCCTTTTTGGGCAATACAGTTTTTTTCGATTCGTCAAGTTGTTTTACTGCAATCAAACAGTCACGAACTGCTTGATCATATCCTTCGTTGTACTTTTCGATGAATGAATCACCTTCTAAACCTTCTAAAATACCAATCAATTCTTGTTTAATCATCGATGGTCCTCCTCGATTATTTGTTCTTGGCAATCTTCACAATATTCAGGATACCCATTCCCGTCTACATCAAGGAATACTCCACAACTTGCACATAAGACACCTTCCAACATCATTTCTGCAATTTCTCCCATTATCCTTCCTCCTGTTCAATAGCCCACCGGCTAAACGCTTGTAAGACATGCTTCAATTCATCATCATTTAAGTCACCATATGCATAAGCTACTTGCTTATACTTCATTTTTCCACCAGTAGTTGATAGAAACCCCATAATTTCGATAACTTCACGTAATCCGTTTAATTTGCATGATTCTTTCAACCAATCAAGCACAATCTGCTGATTTTCGTTTAGATATGGTCTTTTAAACCCTTTTACGATGTATAAAACATCTTCTGCTGACATATTTCCTTCTTCAATGCGATCCATTTCTAATTGACGTTCAATTTCTTTTATTAGTTCATGCATTTAATTTCCCTCCAATAGTTCTGGATTTTCATGGATATTCCCAACAATCTCAATATCGTCGGTAGCTTCAAATAAATCCTCAGATATATTTTCCCACTCGTATTTAAATGCACCATTTTCAAAAATTACTTGTCCGTGCACTTCTTGATGGTCATCCCATCCAATATCACCCTCAAAAAATTCAACGCCGTTCTTGTCTTTCAACCCTGTTGATTGCATGAGAACATATTTATCAATCATTCCCCACATGCCATTTTCTAGATTGATAAGAGGCGCTATAAATCCTGTATCATCATCAATAGTCCATTCTACATTTTTATCTTCATCTGGATAATACATTATGTTTTCTTCTACTGAATATGCTCTAAATTTTGGAATCATCTTCTCCACTCGCTTTCTAATATTTCCACTTCTTCCGCTGAAAGAAAACTAGCAAGACAATTTGCATCACAAAACATATTGTCTGTTCCATCTTCAAACTGGAAAAAATTAACTATCATAAAATTGTCTCTAATTGTTAAATATGATTGATTAGTAAATTCTCCATCATTAAACAATGCGTTACCACAATTAGCACACGTAGAACTTTCTTTCTGAAAATTTGGATATGTCACAATTTTTTCACTCACTTTCTAATCTACTGGCAATATCAGCAATGACTGGTACTGTTACACTGTTTCCTGCTTGCTTATATAATTGACTATCGCTGTTTACTTCTTTTGCTTTATCAAACACCCAGTCAGGAAACCCTTGAAGCCTCCAACATTCACGAGGTGTTAGCTTGCGAATTCGAATACTGTCTTTTAAAAAGTTATTTTCATGCCAACTATTAGATGTTACAGTTGGAGCAACTTTATATATACCTCCATCGTTATAACCACGAGATTTCTGAATAATAGCTACTCCATGTTTATCTTGTGCAGTTAACGTAAACATTTCTTCACCATCACCTTTAAACCGTCTTCCATTTTGTCGTTTTTCAAGTCTATCTGGTGTTAGTACAGGTATTGCTATTTTTTCTTCATGCTGTTCACGTTCAACAACATACGTTCCTGTTCCTTGAGCTTCGATTCTTGTTGTGAGTGTATTGGCGTAAATTTGTTGTCCTTGTAATTTAGTAAACGTTCTGTCGTTTTTTTTGAAAGGAAAAACTTTTCTGGTACGTTCTCCTCTAAGATGTCCGATAATGAATACTCGCTCCCTGTTCTGTGGTACGTAGTCTTTAGAGTTAAGCACTTGCCATTCCACATCATACCCGAGTTCATCCAAGGCTCTGAGGATTGTCTCGAACGTAGCCCCTCCTTCGTGGTTAAGCAATCCTTTGACGTTCTCAAGGAATAAATAGCGTGGTCTGAGAATAGATGCGAACCTTGCAATTTCAAAGAAGAGAGTTCCTCGAGTATCTTCAAAACCTTTTCGTTTTCCTGCAATCGAGAAAGCTTGGCACGGAAATCCTCCACAGATAACGTCAACACTTCCGATTCCCCGAATAAATTCATCTGATATTGTTGTGATGTCATGCATTTCCACCTCTCCTGTTGTGTCATGGATTGCTTTATAACTAGTTCGTGCGAACTTGTCTATTTCGCAAAAACCAATGCATTCATGACCAGCTGATTCCATCCCTAAACGGAAACCGCCAATGCCTGCAAATAAGTCTAAAAATTTCATAATTTCAAAGGAGTAAAGAATTCTTTGTGGTCGACCAAACCTCCACTCCTTTCTATAAATTCACTGGCTCATTTTTATAACCAGCATCAATCAAAATTCCATCAATCACATAAAGGTCCGTTTTCTGCTTTAAACTAGCCTTAAATTTCTTCGCAATATTTCTAGCTGTTTCTAAAGAAACGACTTCATATGTTTTAGCCAATGCATCCGCAATAATTGCGGATGTTGGCGTGTAATAAATCTCCAGCAAAATGAACACTCACTTTCATTTCATAAATCTAATTTAAATGTTCAGCTTTATATTCCCAGAATTTGTTTCTAGGCATTCCTAACGCTTCTATGATTGCATTCACTGAATAACCAACCCACTGCAAATACAAATATTCTTGAATGGTGAACTTGTCTTTATCAATTGAGCTGATTGGTTTAGATTTATCCATTGTTTGCTCACCAATATCCTTACCAAGCATTTTAATTTGACGATAGGCCATGCTTTTTGGATGTTTATACCAGTCCGGATTCTCATTCATTAGCTTTAGCATTTCTTTCCGCTTTTGCTTTTTTTCAGCTTGAATACGTGCTATATCTTCAAAAATTACACTGTTCATTCTTTAACCTCCTAGAACGGCAGATCATCGTCGCTAATGTCGATTGAATTACCTGCGCCTGCGAACGGATCTACATCTCCACCAAACGACATTTGTTGGCTGTTATTTTGCTGATTTAAGCCTTTATTTTGATTTGTGGCATAATTACTCTCGAAATTGTTTTGAACGCTTGTACCGTCATTCTGTGACGTCTGAATGCTATTTCTATTCTCATTGGCGCTTTTTGGCTCTAATAATTGGAAACTCTCGCAAATAACTTCAGTCACATAGACACGTTGGCCTTGTTGGTTGTCATAATTACGAGTTTGAATTCTGCCAACAACTCCTAATAATGTTCCTTTACGAGCATAATTAGCCATTGTTTCAGCAGGCTTACGCCAAATTACACAGTTGATAAAATCCGCTTCTCGTTCGCCGTTTTGGTTTGTAAAGTTACGGTTCACAGCAAGAGTAAAGCTTCCAACTGCAGAACCACTTGCGGTGTAGCGTAAATCTATATCTTTCGTTAAACGTCCAACTAACACAACTTGGTTTATCATATTGTCACTCTCCTAATAATTCTTGTTTTTGTCGTTCTAATTCAGCTAATTCTTCAGGTGATAAAGGTACATCTTCTTGCATCCCATTCCAATTTGGTAACTGCTCTTGTCTCACTGGCGCCTTAGAATACGCAGGCTGTTTATTTGTTTGAGACAGATCATATTCATCGTTGTAACGATCATCACGTATCCAACGAAACAATTCTTGTGGATGGTACCAATCATTTAATTTAATATACGCAAGATAGTCCTTATATCCTTTTTTAAACGACTCTAAATCTTCTTCCGTCTTGAACTTCTTTAAAAATTGTTCTCTAGCTTTTTTCTTGTTGGTTTTCTTTGGATAAGTTTGCCAAACTTTTTCGAATAATTCAGGCATAGTTGAGCTCGGCTCAACACTATTCTTTTTATTCTTTGTATTATTCTCTGTATTATTAAGTAATGTATTATTCTCTGTGAAGTTTTCTTCACCAGGGGTAGTGAAATTTTCTTCACCACCCTCGTGATGATTTTTTCCATAGGTGATGAAATTTTCTTCACTAGGGGTGTAGAATTCTGTATCGGTTGGAAAAGGCAATATATAGATATGTCTACGATCTACAATTTTGCTATCTGGTTTGTAAAAGACTTGTATCTTTATATATTTTCGTTTTTCTAATTGCTTCATCCATGATATGATCGTCCGTTTGCTAACGTTGTATAGGCTGGGAAAGTATTGATTTTTTTCTCCACAGT